ATAAAGAATCATGGCAATGGTCTAACACCCAACTTTGTAATCTAGGTTGACCATATTTACCTATCTCTTTAATATTTCTTTCGCATATAGGACAACAGTAATTCTCATCAGGGTATGGATTGTGCTTCTTTAGTTGTTTAACTAGAGAAGATTGATTACGCATACAAGTTCTACAAGTTCTTTTTATTTCAGTTTGTTTGTTTTCATCTCCTGAACTTGCGTATTTCATAGCATTGAATTGGTCTATTGGTTGTTCTATGTCACACTTAATACAAACTAAAGTATCACTAGGTTCAACTACAGGTTTCTCAAAACCAAATAAGTCTTTCTGCATTACTGATACCTAGCAGTCACATAATCCAATTCACAATGTTCAACACCATGCCATCCTGATAACTTATTCTTGACTATATTTAAATGTCTAGCAGGACTTTCTTCTTCCCCACCATCAGGATTCTTAACTGTATCTTTAGCTATGAGAATCATCAAATCTGCTTCGGCAGCCTTACCTGTACGACTACCTTCCATCATAGCCTGATTAAGATATATCTTACCTTCTGCTTCAGCAGATAACTGCGACATATAAAAGATAGCACACTCGTGTTGTTTAGCTATCTGTCTAGCATGAATAGCATTAGCTTTCAGTGCCTCATCTGTCCTTGCAAAGCCACCTGTCCTAGCAAACTTATCTCCCATGTCTAGTACAACTATGTCAGGCTTGTATGCCTTACAGATACTTTCAACCCATGCCATGTCACGATTGGATGCATCCTTGATGTGTATGTTCTTCTTAACAGGCTCATACAATTCCCTTGCCTTACTTGGGTCTTTCTTTATCTGATGCATTGTCATACCTGTAGCTGATGTTAAGTATCTAGCACCAACTCTATGGGCAGACTCTTCGTTACATAGTATGATACACTTAGCACCTTGATGTGCAAATCCATTAGGACTAGCAATCAATGATGCATGAAAGGATGTCTTACCTGTATTAGGTCTAGCACCTACTTCAATTAAGTGTCCTGAATTTACACCCTCTACCTTTCTAGTTAGGCAAGGTATATTAAATGTCCATCTAGCTTCCAAGTCATTCCTCTCTAACAATGTTTCAATACTTATGTCATCCCATTCTATCTTTAGATTGGGAGTAAAATCATCAGCATATAACTCAAGAACATTTCTAAGAGGTTCAAGTGTGGATTTAGTACCATTAACATAGTCAAAGCCAAGATTAGCAATATCTTCGCCAACAACCTGTTGAAACAATTTAGATAATACTTCCTGTGCGATATCACTACCAAGTGGCAACTCCCTTTTTACTTGTTTAAACAAACTAGAGTATGCTTGTTTCTGTGCAGTAGTCATTGATGGATTGTTAGACATAAACAATGCTTCAATCTCATCAGGTGTTACTGTTCTTTCATATCTGTCCATAGCACTATCTATGGCAGTCTTAATCTTTCTTACGTCTTTACTAAACAGTCTATCAGGACACTTAGCACCTCTATGCTCGTTGTAGAACTCCTTGTCCATAAGACTTCTTATTAATGATAATTCCATGTTGGTTACTCCTTTGGGGTTATTTCATTTAGTTTATCAAAATCTTCTGCTCTCCTGTATTTTAAATCGTCTGTTACTCGTAGCACTTTTACATCATTCACATAACCTCTCAGTTCTTTTGCAAATGCTAGTGTTTTGGGTACTGCATCAGGGTCTAGTGCTATTATAGCAGTTGAGAATTGTGAAAGGTATCTCTTGTGTGATTCAGCTAATGACGTACCCAACACTGCTACCCCTGCATATACTTCACTGCCTACTGCGATAGCACTAACACAATCCTCAACAACTACTGCCACCCTACCACAACCATAAACAAAAGGCAAGTTATTTTTTCCATACCTTTTCCACTTGGGTAGTTTTTTCCCTAGTGACCTACCTGTTGCATCAACCATTTTACCATCATGTACAATAGGAAACACTATCCTATCTTCTTTAACATCATAGAATATTTCTATATTAGTTATATCAATACCCCACTTGTTACACCATGATAAAACATTAGGTCTGTCATTGTGTTGTACAACATAATCAGGTAACACAAAATCATTTATGTTATCATCTACAACACTAGGGTCAATGGCATCTCTTATGTCATCCACTGATAAGTGAATACGTGCTGAACCTGATATACTACAAGATATTTTATAACAGTTCCATAGTAACTGACCCATATTATTTGTAGCAGTAAATGTTTTATAGCCATTACAATTAGGACAATTAAATCTTTTACTCTCTCCTACACTTAACTGTAAGTCACTTACATAATTATATATATTCATGTATAATATACCACTTATATGTTATATAGTTCTTTGTTCGGCACGTTATCTGTGCTTGTATCATACTTTTTCCTACTTGTCAATAAAAAATTAATAGCTTCATTTAAATTATCTACACTATCTTTGAACAAACCTAATCCATGATTACATTTTGAACATAATAATCCTCTAACTTTTCCTGTTGTATGACAGTGGTCAACATTTGCCACCACATCATCAAATGATATTTTACAGATAGCACAATTATTACTCTGTTGTTTTTTAAGTTCATGGTAATCCTCTAATGTAATACCAAAACGATGCTTCAACTGTCTGTTCTTTTCAAGGTCAGGTCGCAGTTTACGATATCGTCTAAGATATTCATTTCTTTTAGATTTGTTTTTCTCTAACCATTTTATACCCTTTTGTCTAGCACAAACCTTACACGCTGAAGTACGTTTATCTAATGCTCTTCTCTCTATATAAAACTCTGATAGCATCTTCTCTTGTTTACATTGTGTACATACTTTGGTTTCATGCATTAGAGATTCCTTTCATATTACTTTGTCGCATTGTCAATGCATTTTTTGCAGAGTCCAAAGTATTTTTCATGTAAGGTTTCACAGATTGTGGATTTGCATGACCTGTGACAGACATTATCTGACCCATAGATACACCTGCTTCAACCATTTCTGTTGTACCTGTCCGTCTTAAATCAGCTATTCGTAGCTCATCAGGTAGTCCACAGAGCTTCATAGCTCTTCTAGCTACTATTGATAGCCTAGTCAAGCTATAAGGCTTGTATGCTCCTCTAAGAGCTTTAGGATAAGGTGCAACATACTTTTGAAAATCATAATCATTCTTCTGTTGTATAAGCATTTCAAGTAAGTCATCACTTATAGGCAGATGAACTGTTGCACCTCTCTTGGATTGCTCTAAGTTTAGTATACCTTTGTCATAATCTATGCTATCAAACTGTAGTAATCTCATATCTCCTACCCTTTGACACCATTCATATGCCATTTGTACAATTAAACCTAGACTCCTATATTTAAAATCTGCATAACAGAAATCTAATAACTGCATAATCTGTTCTTTTGTCCATGTAACTTTTCTAGGCTTGGTAACTTTACACTTGAATGTAGAGAATGGATTAACTTCTGCATAACCCATCTCCATCCCAAATGAATACACCTTTCTAGATGTAGCACATATATGGTTAGCCATATAAATGCCACGTTTTAGCCATAGTTCATATGACTGTCTAGCTACTGCACCTGTTAACTTATTCACTTTAGTTGTATAAATAAACTTATCATCTATATTAGTGTTTAACATTATGGATAAACAATTTGAATAGTCTACTTTAGTTTTTTCCGTTAACATATTGAAATCACTAGATAAATAATACTTATCTACTAGGCTATTTATATTCATGTTACACCTTTATTGCTATGTAAATACACAATGCTATAATTAATAACTTACCATAGTCAAGGTCAAACTTTGTACCCTCGCCATATTTTTTATTGAAATCTTTCTCCATAAAATCTTGTATTCTATGCCACATTTTATATCTCCTTTGCTACTTCATTTAGTTGTTCACATAACATCTTTATTATATTGGAATGATAAGTTGTACAACCATCCTTTCCTGTTAGCATCATAAATGCATTAGATATTTGTTCTAGTTTAACTCTTTCATCTGACTTTTGTACTTTTGTACCCTCAGTTAAATCTATTGTAGCCATTATTATTCTCCTCTCTTTGCATCAATATATACTCTTAAATGGGTGGATTCATCTCTAGTCTGACTCCAATAGGTAGCACCTGTACCTTTTAACTCAGGCTTGATGTGTTGTCCACGAACTCTCATCTTATATGATAGCTTATTGAAATACTTTTTCATCTTGTCAACAAACTCTTGACCATCAGTATCATTAGGTATCTCGCTGAACACATAGCCACATCCTTTAGGTTGACTAGTATAGTATAAGTTTTTCCAATACTCTGCGTTCTTAACCTCTTCCTCATACTTTTCTTTCCATATAGAATCGTTTACACCTATGACATTTAATTCATCATACTTAGATGACCAATACTTAATTTGTTTCTCTAACTCTTTACAGTTATCCCACATCACTTGATAGGCTTCTCTAGATACTATAGCATTAGCTTTACTTTCTTTTGTATCTATTGTAACTTCATCATCACATAACTTTCTAAATGCTCTTAGAACATGGGTAAATTCCATCTCTGATATAGCTATTGTTCCTTGTGATTGTGAATAGTATTCTGATTCATGTAATGTATACATATCACAAGCTACTTCACCTGTATCATTTAATGCACCTAATACTTTTATTAATTTTTTTACTTTCATTATACATTCTCCCATTCTTCATCTGTTTGTTTTAAAAAATCTCCAAAACTGTATCCTTTACTATATAAGTAGTTATAGACAATAGAATCAATACCTTTAGATACATCCTCTTTATATTCATGTCCATAAAACCCATCCCATACACCCATTCTATATCCATGTATAGTATTGTCAATTATTTTTTGTACTGAAGTTTTTAATGTTATATATTTTAAATCCATTAGTCACTTTCCTTTTCATATAAATTAAATTGATGTTCAAGTTTCCACATAGACTCACTCATATCTCTAATATCAGATAAATAAATATCTTCTACATCATTTATATTAGATAAAACATTTTTTAATATTCTATGTGCTTCTTTAATTGCTTGTAGTTGATTTTCCGTCAAGTCTTTCATACCCTTGCTTCTTTCTATTTCTCTTTTTTCGTGTTCTAATTGCCACTTAGTTTTTGTTTCAGTCATTATATCTCTCCTATGTAAATCGTTTAATTAGTTCACTTATAAATGCAATAGTACCACAAGCATATACTAACACAATAATATATTTTAGTACATGATTTATTTGGTCATCTGCCATACTAACCCAATGAGGTGTCGTGTCATTCTTGTATGCCTTGATACCCATGTAGTCATAGTTCCATGCATCTCGCCTTGTATCTTTTTTCTTAATCATATAACTGCTCCCAATGAAAATCACACTCATCATTTTGAATCATGTCAATTAATTTCTTCTTAGCTTCTTGTTTAGCTTTAGCATCAAAGACTACATACCCTTTTATATGTACCCCTGTCTCTACCCATACGTCTAAACCTACAGGTTGAGATTCTTTATGTGCTTTATACAAGGCTTCTTCTAACTTAGTCATTATCCATTCTCCTTATACTCACTTAAAAATAATACACCACCATAGTTACCTTCTCCATCTGCACTTACTTCCACAAGTACATCTGCATACTTAGGTTTGGTTAGTTTGAATTGTGGAAAGCCATCTTCATTCTCTCCTAAGTAACTCTTTATCCTAAAGCCTTCTAGTTGTTTGTAATATTCATTCATGTCCATTATGCTATCTCCTTTTTAAATACTGTATTCCAAGTGTCTTCAATCTCATCATCAAGATTACCATCACGAATAAATTCTAGTTGGTCTTTGACATATTGTATGCGACATTGTTCAAGTGTCCAAAAGTCTGTAGCATGTTCTTCAAAAAATAATACAGGTTGAAGTTCTTCCTTGCTCATACGTAATGCTTGGTAATATAATATATTAACCAATGCCAACATATATCTACTTTCGTTTGTCATACTAACTCCTTGTTGTTGTTATACATTTTGTGCCATTCTTTTATCTTAGTCATATCACTATCGTACTTTTCAATTATCAATACACCTTGCAGTATATGTGCAATCACATCAACTGTCCATCCATTTCCTATCATTTTATATCTTTGACTATTAGATACATGATTAGTGTAGTTGTCAGGTAAAGTTTGTAATCTCTCACATTCTAAAGGTGTTAGCTTTCTCCACATATCTTTAGATACTACTACATTATCTTTTTGTACAGTAGTTAGACAATTAGATTTCTCATCTTCTCTTATCTCTAACTGTCTTGTAAAAGGTAAATCTAGTTGGTCAT